TCATCATTGATCTGCTTTTCCAGCTTGGCGCGATCTTCGAGCGCTTTCTTCATGGCGGGCTGTTGATCTAACAGCAGTTTTTGCGCAAGGATCAGTTCATCTGACGTGATTTTGTTGGCTTTGTAGGCAGCGTTGAGGCTGTTCCACTTTTCCATGAAGTCGCCAGAAAGCCCGCCGTCGACCAAAGTGAGGCTGGCGTACAGATTGGCGCCACTTTGTGCCAGTTTTTCGGCTTCTTCGGCCAACTTTTGCGCCACCTTGGCTGCGGCCTCTTGGGCTTTGATATCGAGCTTTGAGGCGTCCAGCACCGGCTTGGCTGCTTCGGCAACTTGTGCGGTAGCCTCGATCTCTTTCATGCGATCGCGCAGACGCTGGCCCAGCATCTTGTCATCGAACATGGTGGTGACTTCGGTCCATCCATTGGAAAACGCTTTGCCTGCACGCGCAAAATTCCCCTGGGCCAATTCATATGCGCCAAGAGCCAGTGTTCCCAGCGTTGTGATGAGCACACCAAAAACGCGTGTCGTGAATTGCACGCCATCGGCCACATAGCTCAGACCAATGATGGCTGATTTGGTCCAGCGCGTGATGGTGCCATCTTTGCTCAGCTTGGCGATTTCATCCCGAATGCCGCCAGTGCCATTCATGATGTCCAAAAATGCCTGGGTGGCAAGATCCATGGCGGGCACCATGCCCATGCTCAATTGCTTTTGCCAGGCCTCACTGGTTGCCTTGGCGCGCACCAGGTTGTCTGAAAAATTGTCAGCCACTGCGGCTTGTTCGGTGGTGACTTTGGCCTGGATCTCGCCAGCCAGCGCTAGATCCTTGAGCATGGGGAGCATCTTGGCGCCTTCCTTGCCCAGCAAAGCCATGGCAACGGCGGCTTTTCCACTGCCGTCCTGAAATTGGTTCAGGGTGTCGGCCAGGACTTTGAATTGTTGATCTGGCGAAAGTTGCTGAAACTCTCGGATGTCCAATCCCATCGCCTGCAAGGCAAACCCGGCGCCTTTACCTTCTTCCGTGACGCTGCTCAGGGAGCGGGTCAGACGATTCATCGACAAAGCAATGCTTTCGGCATTTTGGCCGCTCAATTTGCCAACGGAAGCCAGCGCGCTCAGCGATTCAACCGTTACGCCTGCCTGAATAGCAAGGTCATTGAGCGCAGCCGCGCCTTCAATGCTCCCCATGACAAGGTTTTTGGCCCAATTCACAGACAAGCCAACCCCCAGCAGGCCTAGCGCCTTGGTGGCAAGATCTGCTGCACGACGAATGTTGGAGGACGCATCGTCCACCACTTTTCGTGCGTGTTGCATGTCTTGCTGCAGGCGAGCCACGTTGGCGGCCATCTCCAGCGTGAGGGTTCCGATTTGCATCAGTTTTTCCTGTTGAGCATGTTGGCCAAGGTTTTGAACTTGCCCGCAATACTGGTTTTTGGCTTGTTGCCGTCTTTTTCCTGTTGCCAGGGTGGAAATGCATCTTTGAGTGCGCTTTGTGCGCAATAGGCCCGGCTGGCAGACCGCAGAGCCTCAAATTCCCAGGCCTCAAGCTCAATTTCGGCAAGTTCACACCAGGCCTTCATTTCACATGCGCTCAAAGGCGTGGCTGCCATGCCATTTGACTGAGCCCATCCAAGATCGGACAACCACCCCAATAGATAGCGCGCCGAAACAGGTGGCAGTGGAACTTCCGCTTTAGATTCGATCAAACGCTCAAGTCGGCTTTTTTTGTCCGGATCTTCTGCATTGCCTGCTTTTTCGGGGGTTTGCTGCAACCATGCCAGTTGTCTGGCATAGCTGCAGAGTTCATCGGTCAGTTGTTGTCGGCGCGCTTCGTAAAACGGTCTTTGGCGCCCATGGCGGCCTCAACCTGGTCGACCAACCACAACATGGTTGGATCGACATACAGCTCATGCGCGGCTTGTTGAGAGAATGGGACCGCTTGTCCGGCGTCATCGCTATAACCGCGCCAACCCAGGGTTGCGGCAGCCAAATTTTTGAAGCGCTCAGCCTCGCTGTCTTCGGGGTCCGGCAATTCAACCTTTCCCGTTTTGTTGGCCTGCTGAATCATCTTGCGATTTGCTGCAAGCTGGGCCTGGCGGCGCACAGGATGATTGGGGCCTGCCAGAGTAAAGATAACGCCGGTACCGGTGCCTTGCTCGTCTTTGATTTCGATTTCAAACTGTTCGAGCGTTCTGATTTTCTTGAGGTTAAAGCTCATGATGGTTTCCTATTGCGGGTGGTTGAAATTGCCCGTGCTCTGACCGGCCTCCACCCGCAAAAGGAGGAGAACCGGCCAGAGTCGGTGCTGTGTTATGGGTTCAAGAGATTGATCTTGTCCCCAAAATGCTGGGCATCAGGTGGCGTTGACCACAACGGCCGTATCGCCTGTGCTGGGCGCTTTCACGCCCAGGCTGTAGCCGCCCATCTTGGTGTCATTGACACCGGAGCCGCCAGTGATGCGCTCGCTCATGACGTGAGCGCGGAAATACACGATGTCGCCATTGGCTTCCATGATCTTGAAGCTGTAGACGGCAGTCAGTGATTTGCGTGCAGTGGTCATCAGGGTCTGACCGGCGTCATCACGATCGAGGGCAACACCAATTGCAACGGTTACGGCTTCTTCGGCGCCTTTGGCGACGGAGGTTTTTCCAGTGCACAGATTGGTGAAATTGACCGTGGCGTGGTTGATGGTGAATTCACCGATGGATTCGAGTTCACCGACCTGTGTCCAGGTCAGCGCTGCAAAGCCAGCGGCGTCATGGGTTGTGGGAGCAGCTGCGCTGACGGAAAGGCAAGTGCCGGAGCCTGAGTAGTTCATTGAGGGTTCCTCTTTAAGACAAAAACCCGCAAAGCGGGCAAAAAAAACCGCCCGAAGGCGGCGGCCAAAGCGAAATGCTCGCTTATTCGTGACGCAGGATGTAGTCCACTGATTTGGTCCACATCCCCGTAAATTCATCCTTGGTGGCCGGTCCAAATCCTTGCTGTCGGCAAGAGATGACTCGGCGTGATCCCACTATTCGTGCGGCATCACTTTCGAGCGCCGTCTTGATGAGGCCATGCAGCTGGTTAACTGCGGCCATGTCAGGGGCTACTGGATTGATTTGCACCCTGGAGTTGTAGGTCACTGCGGGTGCGCACAACATCTCCAGCGGTTCGCTGCTGACAATTTGATGAACGATGGCGGGATATGCGGTATTTTGTGGAAGCTGCTGCAAGGCAATGCAGGGGCCCACCACGGCTTGAATGCTTGGCACGCTCAGCAGCGTTTGAATGATGGATTCAATCATTTGTTGAGCTTTGCAATTTCACGCGGCAGACGCTTTTTGATGTATTCAACCGTTGCCTCAAGGGCTTGGGTTTGATTTCCATCGAGCGCTGGGCGCATGAAGGGTTGAGGCTTGATGCCCGGATGAATTGTTCCGGCGTGCACCTGGCCGCCAAAAAATAATCCCTTGGCTTTTTTGGGTTTGATCGGATATGGCCCGCCTACAGTTTTTCCGCTTCCTGTGTAGTAACTTGCTGTCCCGTATTCAATCAAATGGGCATACCAGGCCACCTTATCGCCGGCCTGCAGGTGCATGCGCACCCATCCATATTTTTGACTTCTGCCTTTGAATTTGATCTTGATACTTTTGCGCAGATCACCCTGATCAACTGGAACAGCCTGTTGAGCGGCTTGCTGAAAAACCTTCTGACCGGCGCGAAGGGCGCCGCGCATGATGTTGCCTTCGATTTTTCCAGGCAAATCCTGAAGTACTTTGTGCAGATCAGCAAGGCCCTCAATGCGGGTTTCAGACATCCTCGGCCTCTGGGGTGCTCTGTGGTGGTGCCTTGATCAAGATCCCGGCCGCAAGATAGCTTTCGATCAATTCAGGAGTAAATGCACCTCTGGCTTTGTCGCCCTTTTGAAACGATCCGTGGTTGTTCGTGCAATTCTTGGCGAATATGTAGAGGCGACTGGCCGATATCGGCTGCTCGGCCAGTTTGGCTGGAGCAAGATTGTTGAGCAATGCTGGTTTCTTGGGTTGCATCGGATTCTCCTGATTGCAATTGACGATCTCATCGAGATTCATTCGCCAACATGGTTACTGCGTTCATTGCACATGAGTTCTTGATACTCTTGGCGGCCCAAAGGAATCACGGCTTCAATGTTGTAGGTGACGCCTTTGTGGGCCACTTTCCAGGTGTTTGAGATATCCGCTCTATGTCGTATCTTGATTTTGAGGGTGAGCTCTTTTTGTACAGCTGCAGCGGCAAAGTATTCACGGCCTCGCAGAGTTTGAATGTTGGCCCAAACGGTGGCTGCAGTCTGCCAGGTGATGACTTCGTGCCCATAGTCATCGCGTGTCACGATTGGCTGCTGTAGTGCAACGCGTTTATCAAGGGTGCCAGCGCGCATCACACGCTCCAAATTTTGAATGGATTGAGCAGATGGTCAACAAATGGAATTTCCTCGACTGTGACGCCAAGCGCGATCTCTTCGCGATGCTCGTACAAGGTTCCCACGCGCAACTTAATCCAGGCCTTGATGATTTCAGGAACCTTGGCCTTGTCGGCAATAGGCAAACCGGCCACATAGCGAACCTGCACAGCACCGGGCCGGCAATAGGTGGATGGCCAACTTTTTCCATAGGCCAATACCAATCTACCTGGCTCGCTTGCCACATCGAGCACATAAGATGCGGGATCCAGTGTCTGAAGCGTCTCACTGTCATCGTAATACTTGACATGCGTGATGGAGGCGATTGGCGGATAGTGCAGACGCATGCACCCGCTTGATGGGAATGCATCCAAATGCTGCTCCCACACAGTTTCCACCAGGGTGCGCTGCATTCTGGACTCTGCATCCTGGCGTGCGGCCGTGATCAATGCGGAAATAAGCGAGTCGTCATCATTCACGTCCACGCGCAGGTGTGCCTTGGCCTCTGCAAGCGTGACGCATTCGGATGCGCTTGGCGTGTCGGTGATTTTGATGGTGGACATGATTTGACTTTGAGGTGCTTTGCAAAGCACCCTGCAAACTGGTTGCAAGATGCTTCACAAAACAGCCGCAATCAAGCGGCAGGCTTTTTCAGACTCAGGGCATAAGCCACGGCTTCTTTGTTGTCATCAATGACGCCATCAGCTTTGAGTTGTTTCAATTCGGCGTTGGGGATGTCAGCCACATCGTTGCAGACGCCATATACGCAGTCTTGCAAAAGGCGTGCGCGAGTGGATTTGACTTTGCTTGCGGGCGGATCTTCGGCAAGTTTTGCCATGCCGTTGGTGAGAAGCAGTTCAGCCTGATCGGACGGAACTTCAAAAGCGGCGCCTTCGGCAACTTCTGCAGTGATTGCTGGCACAGTGCCGATTGCAATCAGAGCTAGAGCAATGAGTTTGGTATTCATATTGACCTCGGTTTAGATTGAAATCCGTCCACTCAGACTAAGCCGAGTGGACGGTGCTTTGCTGACCTGAAAATCAGGTGGCGCTGTTCTGGTAAACCTTGACGGCGTTCGTGTCGAGCAGGTTGCCACCAGAGCGCGACCAGGCCAAGAAGCCGATCTGCCCTTTCTTGAGGTACGCAGAATCCTCGAAACGGAACAGCGTAACGTCCATGGCATCCCGAATCTGGTACTGACCCAGGTCGCCAAATGCGATGCACTTGGCGTTGGCTGCAGGCGTAGGCATATGGTTGTTGATCTGGACCGGGTAGCCCAGCAACAGATCAGGAGTGCGAGCACTCATGCCAAGGTCGTAGCTGGGCGTCCAGATCGGGCGGCCGGCAGTATCCTTGATCTTGCGAACCGTGCGACGCACGGTTTGGCCAAACATGAAGCGCTTTCCATCTTCGCCGTATCCTTCGTCGATGCTGTCGATCAGATCGATCAAGTCATCGTAAGTGACCGTGGTGGTCTGGCCGGTTGCACCAACCTTGCCTACGCTTGCAGCCGTCACCAGCGCGAATGGCGAGCCAGTGCCGGTACCGGCAGCGGTCATCATTCGGTTTTGGATACGGCCGATGCGATCACGCACGCGCTTGTTGAGCAGTGCGACGATATCCACTGTGGTGTCTTGCAGCAGCTCGATGGGAATGGCAATGACCTTGGAGCTGTACTTGAACACGTTCAATGGCACTGTGCCAAAGGCCATGTCGGCATCGGTGGCCGGGTTGTTCTCGGCAATGATCTCGCCCTCTTCGGTGCGGCCATCGCTGGAGGGGTAGGACAGCGGATTGCCTTGCGCTGTGACGATGCGACTGGCCACTTCGCGGATGCCGGCATAGCTGGCAATTGCCTCGATCACCGAGCTGGCCACATCGCTCTTGACGGTAAAGCCACCTTCGCTACCGGTGGTGGTGCTCATGGTGTTTTTGATCAATGCCACTTGCTCTGCCGTGAGGTCGCGGCTCATGGT